TTTATAGCTTCTATGAATTGCCATTCATTTTCTCATGTTCAGAGTATAACGAATATAGAAGCTTTAATACGTAGATTCCATGTAGATGTGATTCAAACTGTTAAAGTGGAATTTTGTACTCCTGAAACAGCAGGAGACGATATTTGGAGAAGAAAACCTCGTGCCTTTGAAGGTCCTGTGAATATGGACCATTTGGAGTTTCACGTAGTTAAAGAGATTAAAGGAGAATTATATACTCTAGAAGTTATTGATTTTCGTCAATTGGTAGAAAAGATCATATTTGAAAGAGAACTCAGAGAGAAACACTTTCAGGTAAACTCAATTTCTACTGATACATACTCTGACTTCTTTGCAACACCTCAGTTTTCTGATGATCCTGAAGTACAGTCGTATGTGAATTTAGCTTTTCCTAAAACTACCAACGACGCAGCCATGCGTAGGAGGTACTTTAGATTAGTAAGTCAACATTATGGCAGACAAACAAGATTTGAAGGTTCTCCAGAGGATTTATTTACTGAATTAGTAGAAATGTATGGGATCGATGTATTCGATGCTTATTTAAACGGTAGTTTGAGTGTAGAGGATGTTGTTGATGTACATCGAACAACTCCTGTAAAATTAGATGTCATTAGTAATCCTTCATTTTTGCAATCTACTATATCTATTATTGAGAGAGCCTTTTGTGATTTGAAGAATTTCGCTGTATTTACTTATGCTTCCCATAAGGAAACTATCTTATTATTCTCTGGGTTAGCAATGTTAGGAGCTTTATTAGTTCCTGTTGCTAGACCTATATTTAATGCTTTCAAATCTCTTTTTAATTTGACTGGAGAATCTAATGAAGTCGAAGCTCAATCTTTTGGGAGCACTAGTGTATTGAAATTGCAGAAAGCTCCGGTTGTTACTACTCAGTCTTTCAATAGTAGTGATGTTTTAAAATCTAGCAAGAGTAATGAAGTTGTAAAACCTCAAATGGCTAGTTTTGAAGATCAAGGTGCTCTAGATATTGTTTCCAAATATTTTCACTCAAATAGTATTTATATACGTACTTGTGGAGCGAAATATATAGGTCTAGTTAATGGTGGCTCTTGCTATGTAGTTAAGGAAAGAGTAATACTTTTTCCTTATCATTATTATTCTACATTCAGTGCTTATGTTGCTGAAGATTCCGATTACGCGGATGTAGAAGTCCGCTTCTATAGGCCTGGTTCAGATAATCATTTTTATGTCATAACAGTCAGGGAATTCCTTAAATGTTTTGTAGCATTAG